ACCTGGAGCGACTTACTCGGCGCGGACAAGATTGCCGAGTATAAGGACACGTCACTGGCTGAAGCGACGAACGAGGTCTACTTTGACGGCAAGAGCTACCACTGGCGTCAGCACAATTTCTGGTATTCTGGCGGCGAGCGAGAGTTCGACACCTACCTTCGCACGGATTGCAATCTGTCAGATGCCCGCAAGGAGAGTGCGGCGTCCGCAATTGACAAAGCGCGTCGGTTCGTACAGGACCGCCAGCGCATACACGTAGCGGCCAATCTCGTGTTTCACGCGCCGGGAATTTACGATATCAACGGCGCGCGAGTGCTGAACCTTTACAAAAACACTCAGGTTATACGCCCCGCCTCGGATGCGGCTACTTGGGGTCCTGAAGGGACGTTTCCGTTTCTCTCGACATACTTCGATAATTTTTTTGCCGAGCCGAGTGACCTTCAGCGGTTTCACTATCTGCAATGGCTGAAAACAGTTTATCAAAGCGCGCTAGCTAACGCGCCGACGAAGGGACAGGTCGTTCTAATTGGCGGAGGCGCGGGAGTCGGCAAAAATTTTAACGACAGGGGGGTTGTAGGAAAGCTGCTCGGAGGATTTACCGATGCTTCAGAGTTTTTGATGGCCCGAACAAGTTGGAATGCGGACCTGTTTGCGACCCCGCTTTGGTGTGTCGACGACGAGACCTCGCTTATCTCCCCGGAACAACGAGAGTTGTTACAGAACTTTTTGAAGAAAGTAACTGCAAATTCGGACTTTCGCATTCAGCGCCGATTTTCAGACGAGATACGCGCGAAATGGTTCGGGCGCGTCATGCTGACCTTTAATTTGGACGCCGCTTCTGCGCGCATCATACCCCGGTTGGACAACTCGTCAGCCGACAAAATTTGCCTCTACAAAGCGGTCGATGTTTGCAATCCCCAAGTGATTTTTCGACCAGAGATGGAAATGGTAACTATATTGGACCGGGAGCTGCCTCACTTCGGTCGATGGCTGGCCGACTGGGTGCCGGAAGCCGATTTCCAAAAAGAATGGCTGACGGACCCGCGATACGGCCTCAAGTCGTATCATCATCCTGATTTGATGGCGATGGCCTACTCGACCAGCCCCGAATCGACGCTCAAGGAGCTTCTTACGGAAATGCTTGCGCGCTGGTTTGAAACCGGCAAAGAAACAGAGTATCGTGCTAGTGCGGTGCAAATTTGTCGAAGCTTAAGTATGGACCCGTCAAACAATTTTTTGATGCGCGGAATGTCACCTGCGGTGATTGACCGCTATTTAGCTAACATTCACCGTGAAGGACTTTTATCGTGCCAACTTTCGACCAGTGAAAATCGAACAAACGTATGGACGTTCCCGCGAGCGGATTACCAGAAGAAAAAATGAAAATTTGTAAAAAATCCACTAAGGCTGCCCGTCCTGTCTTGCGCTCGAAACGCTTGAAAAAATTAGACCGGGAAAGGAGAGCCTGGAAAAAAATGTTAGAGTTAAATGGACACCAGCTATGATTCAACTTCTTAAAACAGAGTTAGGGTATCAAGTCCGGGCAAAATGGGGTTGGTTTTGGACATACTGGGATGATAAAGCCGACGTGTTTTTCCTAGCATTTTTCCAGCCAAAAGGAAATTTTTTGTCCTTGGACCGGGCGCAGAAAGTAATGGCTTGCGAACAACGAAGGCAAATAAGGCTTGTAAAACAAAAACAAAACTTTGTCGTGGCGCAAACAATTACGAAAACCGATATTGAAATTGAGGCTTTACATGACTGACGACTATCTGAACGATGCGCAAAAACCGCCCCGCCCCAGGGCGTCACGGCCACAACGCCCACTAGTGCTCAACGGACTTCCGACACGAATCCTCACGCCCGAAGAAGAACAGGACTTAATCAAAGACGGTTCGGAGGATGCAAAGCAGAGTTTGATTTTGCACAATATGCGTGCTGCGTGTGGTTATGCGCAGAAGGTTTGCAAAGGCAATATTGATGGTGAAGATATTTTTAGCGCCTGTTATGACGCCCTTCGGCGGGCGGTTGAGAACTTCAAGGCCGGACAGCAGACTTTTTTGGGCTACGCAAAGCCCTACATTCGGGGTGCTATATTCAAGGTTTGGAAAGCTCAAAAAGTCGTGCCTCGTTCTTTTATAATCCAACTCGCGGGCGACGATTCCGATGACGATTTGCTTTCTGAATTGTCAGTAAGTTTTGATTACTATTCTATCTACCGTTGCGAACAAATAGAAAACATAAAGGCTTTCGTCGACAAAGCGCTTTCGGAGCAAGAACGAGTCGCAATTGAACTTCATAATATCGGGGAGATGACGTTTAAGGAAATCGGCGAAGCGCTTGGGTGTTCCCGGTCGAACGTTCAGCAAATCTATGACCGAGCAATTAAAAAGTTACGGTCGCATTTTGCGCCGGAAATACGCACTACATAGTGGAGGCCAATGATGCAAATACTCGCGCTAGATTTAGCTACAAAAACTGGCTGGGCGACGCGACTTTCGACGCCTCCCCTTGGAACCTGGACATTGGCGACGCCTAAAGAAATAAAAACCTGGGGTGTCTCGCGTCTTACCCGGCGGCGAGACCCAAGGGTAGCTCGCCTAGCCGAGCGGGTTTCTAATTTTTGTGGTAAGGTCAATGCAATTATCATAGAAGACGTTCAGTTTGCGAGCAGCACGTTTCAGGTTCAACTGTGGAGCAGTTTACGTGCCGCCGTTTGGTTGGCTTGTCGGGATTGCGATATTGTTTTCGAGGCGGTTCCTGTGACTTCTTTAAAAAAATTTGCAACCGGAGCCGGAAATGCCGATAAACAAATGATGATGCGCGCGGCACAAAAAGAATTTCCGAATTTAAAATTTGACGACAACGCCGCAGACGCCTACCATTTACTGTGTTGGGCTGAAAAGAACTTGAGCCGAATTATATGAATCGACAAATACCAATCCTGCGGCAAACCCGGCTTGATATCATCCGAAGTCAGATTGATGCCGTTCAGAGCATTGCCATGCCGCTCGGTGCTTGGTTGCTGGGGGCCTATCAGCACAACAATCCCGGCGATGCCGACGCCTTCAAGCACAATCCCATCGCGGGCGAGGGCATCGTCGCGGCAGAAACAACCTTTATTCTGGCCTGTGAAAAGCTTGGTGATATCCTACGTGACCCGAAGCTTCTTTCTCTGGAGGACCAAGAAACCACAGAGAAGGCCACGCGCGAGATGCTGGAGGAAAACACCAAGTTCATTGCTGTTTCAAAAGCGGCAATTGAATGGAATAACTCTCCGGCAGCCCGATTCGAGCCGGTGCTTGTTCGTTTAAACGACCTGGGATGGGCTGCCGTGTTTGGTGATATGGCGAATGACCGTGATATGATTTGCGGAATCGGAAAGTCACCCGAAAGTGCGCTTACTCACTTCAATAAGGTTTTTGCTGGCGAAGCGCCAGAGCCAGTAGTGCTTTACGCTTTGGCCAGAGAAAAGGCCCTGGAAATAAACCGGGATACAGCACCGCCAGCAGTTTTTGACTCTAATCCACTCAACCAAAACCCCGACAAATCGTGAAAGACATCTTGATTTTACAACATTTTTACCCTACCGATAATCACATAAACGCTTGGGGAGACTATAATACGCTACTGGTTGAATGTGTAAGAAATCCAGAAAAACTAGAGGAACCGCCTGTGATGCAATATTTTCTGCGTGGCAATCGTGGAAGTAAAGAAATCACGCGCGCAGAATACCTTCAAGCCTGCGAGCAATTGGTTTTCGCGAGTTCTACGAAGTCTGATGGCTGGCGAGACGCCATGTTGAATTTTGCTCCCCTTCGTTGACGACCATAAAAACCCATGAAACCGTATCTTCTGTCCGTAATATTTTCCGCTGCCTATATAGGCTTTTGGTTCCTCCCCTTGCCTTTCATTTTGGTTGGGTTGGGCATCGTGCTGGCCTTTGCTCTCGGAACGTTATTGTCTTCATAAAATGAAAACAATACTAATCGAACAAGTTAGCAACGGTTGGCTGGTGCGGCCTTTTCAACCTTGTGATAGCTGGGCTTCTGGTGACAGACTCCATATGGCGGTTTTTACTGATATGGAAACCCTACAAGCCGCGCTACCCCGATTACTGTCGCTAGAGTTTTTAAACCTTACAAACTGAGCCTATGAAAATTCCCTGGACAAAAAAGCAAATCGCCCAATTGAAAATCTTGAAAACGGCGGGTGCAAGCCATGCCGAAATTGCAAATAGCATCGGACGGAGTAAAACCGCCGTCGACAGGAAGGTGGACCGGATGGACAAAGGGGAACTACGCGATGCGAAGGTTAAGCGTCCTGACTTACAACTCGCGCCAGTGGAATTTGGATACATGCCGCTGACCATTACTGATTCTGGCGATTGGGTGCGTTTCGGACTTATCTCAGACACGCACTTTTGCGCGCACACCGAGCGCCTTGACGTGTGCCATAATGCTTACGACACCTTTCAAAAAGAGGGCATCCGCAATGTTCTCCACGCGGGCAATGCTATTGACGGCTATAAGGAGAGGCTGAACGGAGGCGCGGTGTATGAAACCACCATTGACGGGCAAGTGGATTATCTTCTCGACAAATACCCGGCGCGGAAAAATATCACGACGCACTTCATAACTGCCGGACAAGAGCATGAAACGTGGATGAGTGGCGACGGGTTTAATATCGGGCATTATATCGAACTACTTGCGAGAGAACGAGGGCGTAACGACCTGCATTATCTTGGCTCGGTCGAGGCCGACGTAGAAATCAAGACAGGAACTAAGAGCACGATTATCAAAGTTCAGCATCCGGGCGGAGGAAGTTCGTATGCCCGGTCGTATGCCGGTCAGAAACAGGTGGACAGCTTCCAAGGCGGGGAAAAGCCTAACATTCTCATACAGGGACATTTTCATGTCGGCAACTACATGGTTGAGCGAAACGTTCACGTCATAAACATGCCCGGTTGCCAAGACCAGACCGTGTTTGCCCGCAAGAAGAGGCTCCGCATGGAGGTTGGATTCGCCCTGTTAGAGTTTAAAATCAATCCGGCTGACGGGTCGGTGACGCGCTGTCGCGTTGAATTTTCTATGTTCTGGGATAGAAAATACCATCAAAAGTTTTTGAAGTCTGACCGGTTGCTCAAGAACGGACAGCTAATCATCAACCGATCAAAACTATCCCGCTCACTAAGGGTAAGGTCGCGTTAGTTGATGACGAAGATTTTGGTTATCTCAATCAATGGAAGTGGTATGCACACCGGGCTTGGGGCGATACGTTTTATGCGGCCCGAATGAACCCCAGGCCAGATAAAAAGGTCATACTCATGCACAGGGAACTTTTTAAAGATTCGCGGCGCTGTGACCACAAAGACAGAAACGGATTGAATAATCAAAAGATAAATCTGCGCCCCGCCAACAAGCGGCAGAATGCGCGAAATCGAGGGCCGCAGAGAAACAATACTTCGGGATTTAAAGGTGTAAGTTGGTGTCGTAATGGGAAAAAATGGACCGCTCGCGTTATGTATAGGCGGAGATACAGATTTCTTGGTTATTTTTTGGATAAGATTTCAGCGGTCCGCGCCTACGACACCGCCGCCAGAAAATACTTTGGAGAGTTCGCCTCTCCAAATTTTACCGGACCGGTTTGCACATAAAAAACTATGAAAATCATTCAGACTCCCACCCCGCCAAGCAAATATTCTTGGGGGGACCCAACGCCCTTCGACCAATACGACCTTCGTGAATTCGACGGACGCGCGATTGATAAGATTGTTTATTGGTATGCTCGCGGCGGCTACGAAGGCAGCGGCCATCTGCTCGTGTATCTAAAAGGCGCTTGGCACCACAAAGACCTGAGCCATTGTTCCTGCTATGGGCCGCTCGACGACTTGGACTTCAGTAAGCCGATTAGTTCGCTGTCGGCTTGGCTTGAGCAGGCAACACCCGAATTTCGGGCCGAAGTTCAGCCCTTAATTGATGCGATACAGAACGATAAATGAGTCCCTGGGAAAGATTCATTCGTCGGCGTGTGGGCGAGCTACATCCGAAAATTTTTGGCATCGAACCGCCGGGCTGAAGCCCATATTAGGTCAATATCGCTTGCCCAAAAACGAAGATGGTTGAAAAAGCGGTTAGGACTAACCCCAAGACCGGTTTCAAAATCGACCTGAGTAACTCGCCGGAACCCGGCGAAGGACCTGACAACGGACCCTGTTGCTGGGAATTTTTTATTTTTGCACTCAAGGCTCTCCGTTGCGCTCCTGCTGACGTTTCGGACGGAAGGGTCGTGGACGCCTGCGGCACTGCCGGAACGGGTGCGTTTTTATAGACCCCTGACGGCCCGGCGTTATTGAAGCTGGGGTTGTTCAGTCCAGCTTTCTTAACTGTAGTATTCACCTGCTCGAAGGGCAGCGCGATTTCGGACAGCTTCCCTGCCTTATCTGCGGCCTGGAGCTCTTCCCCAGACAAATAGAACCGGTTGAAAATGACGCCCAAGTCGCCACCAAGCGACCGATACATACCCAGCCCGGCTTTTATCATACCATCCTTATTCGCCGCGAGGGCCTTGCCCTCTGGGCGCTTTTGGAAGTCTGCAATCGTCGCTGAGACGGCTGGCGGCGCGCCCGCGACGACCGCTTGTAGGGCCGGAATCTTCAAAAGCTCTTCCGGCAAGCCCGGCGCTCCTTCCGGCGCGGTAGGCGCTTCAGGTGCAGTCGGCTCGGCAGGGGTTACAATTTCTTCAGCGGGGGCAACTGCCGCCGACGGGTTTAAAGGTTGAATCAGTTCTTCGTTTGCCATACTTCTATAGTGTTAAATTTTACTCCGGGCGTCGAGGCTCAATCTCAATGTCGGGAGTCGCATTCATTTTTTCCCACTCCGCCTTAAAGGCGTTGAAAAATTCGTCAGCTAGCGGATTTGCTCCGGCTGTTTGCGCGGCCTGTGTTACTTCGGCTTTATTTTCAGTTTTCATGGCCATAACTTACCTCACCCTTGGCTCAATTTCAAGTTGTTCTTGCTCTTTTTCTGTGGCTTGCGCGGCAGCAGTTGCCGTTCGATGTTGCACTCCCCGACTTAACATACCTAGTTTTTTAATTTCGACGCGAAAATCTCCGAGGTCGAGTTTGCCCCACCCGCGTTCAGACCACAGTTGCTTTTCCAAAAACCAGAGTCCGCCCTGTAACGCCGAGGGGTCAATACCAAGCTCTTTAGCGGCTTTACGAAAAACTTCCTGTGAAAATCGGAAATCTCCATCGGAAACTCCTTTGGTGTTCTCCGGCAGAATCCGCCAGCGTTCCCGGAAGCCCTCGTAGCCGATTCTCCGAAGGGTTCTGTCCGCCCAAATATCTATAGTTGCGCCTTTTCCGGTCCCCAGTAAATTTTCTACAAAATTGAGTGTTTTTGGGCCGGAACTTTCACTCAGCCAGCGTCGTGTCAGCACTTTCAATACTGCGTCTGAACTCAAGCCAAATTTTTTTCCAGTCGCGCCGCGAGGCGTTAAATCGTGCTTAAGCAGCCAATGGGATAAAAACGTAGCGTCCGAAGGATTGGCCGGGGGATTTTTGACCTTGCCTGCCTTATGGTCGCGCGCGTAAACGTCGCGAAGCGAACCGTCCTCAATCTTTTTCAGACCCTCTTCATACTTTGCAATAATCTTGTCAAATTTTCCTGCTTTCCACATAGCGAGCGCCTCAACCGCGTAGGCAAAATTCTGTGCCGGGTTGGTTTGCGGGCTGGTCGCGGCCAGCAATTCTGCCATGACCGGCGCATCTTTCCCAAATTCCTTCCGCAGCGCCGGGGTGAACTCCGAATACCACCGGAGGCCGGATTTATATTCCGGGCGGTCTTCCCCCTCGCGCGCGAACTCAACTAATTTTCGTGAAAACGACTCCACGGCCTGTTCCCGGCTGCCTGCTTCTTTGGCTAAAGGAGATTTTTCAATGTCAGAGGCTACCGGGTCCTGAAACCGCCGCGTGATTACCGCTTCTGGGTAACTCGCAGCTTTTTGAGCACGGGTAAGGTTGCTCCCGGCATACTTACGAGATTCAAACCCCGGCAGTTGCGATTCCTGGGGTGGCGGCTCAGCGCCGACCAGCGCCTCAACATCAATGGGCTTGCCTTTAGTCAGGTCTTCCAGGGCTAACAAAACCTGTTCCGGCGTGGCCAGGCGAGTCTCGCCTTTGCCGCCCGCTTTCACTTCCTCATTTTTGACTGCGTCCCAGACAGAAATCTGGTCGTTTGCTTTTGCAAAAGCGAGAGTGTTCTCGCGGAATTCCTGCGGCACGACTGCATTCACGTCGACGCTGACCATTTTCTGACCCCCTGACGAGAAGGTGTAGACGCCCGCTGCGATTTCTGGCTCGTTGAGAAGGTCGGAGTAGGGGCCTAGTGCTTCCGCGATTTTCTCTGAAGAGATTTTATCCAGCGGCAAATTCACGGACTTCAGCGAAACAAGGTCCACCGGTTTTTCGGGAGCTTGCCAAACCTGTCCGTCGGAACTAAAGGTCTGACCGCCGATTTTCCCGGCCCGGAGTTTTTCAAGTTCTGAAATCACTTTTTCGCTGTTTTCAAACTCTGAAGCAAACTCCCGCTTAGGCGGCTGCGCCTGGGATTCGCCCGCAGGATAAATTAAAGAACGTTTGATTCCGTGGGCTTTGTCATACAGTTCCTCAGCGCGCGCGGTCCCTTCACCCCGATATGGCTCAGTGTAGATAAGTTTTTGTTCAGGGTTTTTTATCCCTTTTGTTTTTAGAAAATCTGTCGCCGATTTGCGTATCTCCGCTGTTAGCTCGCCCGGCCCCGCCCACCAATAAATCGTATTAGCAGAAGGTATATATCTCCACGGCCAATCAGGTTGAAGACCCTCATCTCCATGTGATGTTTTAGTGATTGCTTCTTCTGACATGGAAACGCCAGAAGATTTTCCAGAGTTTTGGGTGCCTCCTAAAACTGCTTTTGGCTCTTCGCGCCGTTTGGGCGGGTCCGCCTCCGGGTTCTTGAGTCTTGCTTTTGCGCCGGGTTGAAACGCCGCTTCGTCGATTCGACGAATGCTCTCAGTTGCGCGGACTCCTTCTTTTGGTGCCATCGGCGGCTGGTAGTCGGGGTCATAGTGCTCGCGAATGAACGGCGCACCGGCTTCCTTCGTTCCGTCTAAGGTTCGACCGGTGGCGGCTTCATATGCTTCTCGCGCAGCTTGAGCCCGGCCTATGAACTCTATTGCTTTGTTGAATTGTCCAGCCGCCATAGCTTCTCTCCCGGCGACGGATAGTGTTTCGTTTGTCCGACGAAACGCCTGTAAGTCTTCAGGAGTTTTGGCTGCCGCTCCTAAATCAAAAGCCCACCCCGTAAGACCGGCTCCATACTTTTCGCTTTTGTAAGTATTTGTAAATGTCTTCCATTCTTCTTGAGGCATTTCTCGAAGCCGTTGCATTTCTTCAATTAGAGCCTTTGGTTGAAACCCGGCGGCTTGTGTAAGAATGTTGCCCTGGACTGGCGTTGCGGGGCCCCTGGCGGCTGATTCTGCTTGTTCGATGCGCGCGAGGTTAAGGCGCTGATTGACTTCGATGAGTGACGGTGTCTCTCCGGACTGACCTTCAACCCACTGGCGAAAGGGGTTAACTTCGCGGACGCCTTTAGGTTCGGTAATACCAGCTTTCTTTAGTGCCGCTTCTGAGTATTCGCCGCGCGGTCGAATCGGAATTTCCACGCGACCCGGCACGGTAGCTGCACTGACTTCTTGGCCGGCTAAATGAAGCGGAGCAATACGACCTGCCGATTCAGGAATCTTGGTATTGAAAAGGTAATTTATTACATCTGCGCGCGCCTGTTCGAGCGGCACGGGCTCACCAGTTACTTCAGGTTTAAAAGCTCCGAGTTTTTGTGCGGCTTCAGGCACTACAAGCGGCAGCCCGGAACCCGTGAACCCTTTCGATTGGTTCGCCATGTAGGTCTCAACATCTGCCTTTAACTCGGTCAAACCGCTATCAGTCAGCCCCGTATCTGTAGTTTCGTATAGGATTCGAGACCTATCCTTTACTTTGGCGGCCCAGTCTGAAAATTTCTGTGTATTGGCATCGAGGATGTCCCGACTCCAACCAATGAATTGTGGGCCGTTGCTTCGGACTTCGACTCGGTAGGGGGTAAAATCATGTTCGACTAACTGCCGGTCTTTATTCTCTGCCTGACGTTGCGCTTCGATTTCCGCGCGTCGTTCCGGGCGAAGGCTTACTGTTTCTCCTGCTGGAGTTCCTTTAGCGGCCCAATACGCGACTTTGACGGGCGTTCCAGCATTAATCGCGTCTGCAATAGTCTTACCGGCATTCGCTGATTCCGGCGTTACAACTTTCTGCGGATTGGCGTCAATCCAATCCTTTGCCTCTTGAATTTCTGGTCGCGCCGTCGGAACTTCAGGAGTCGTGGGCGGCTTTACAGGAGCAGACGGGAGCGCTTCCGGCATAACCGAAGGCTTTATCCCACGACCAATTTCTTCAACTGCCGCGAGCGTCCGAAATCTTGGTTCGATTTCCCCAATTTCCGATTTACGACCCGCTAAAGGCCCTGCCCCGCCCAGAATGCTAGTAAACCTTGCAATCACCCGCGCCAACTTTTCGGGATAGCTATTGCCTTTCGCTAAAGTTGGGCCGAGATGTTTAAACGCTACGTCGAAGTTTTCCGCCTGTAATTCACGGGAAAGATATCGGTCTGAAACTTCTATTGCCTCTTCAGGAGTAAGTCCGTAGTTAACCTGATACCGCCGGGTTTCCCACTCTTGGGCTGCTAGTTCCCGGACTCGTTCAGGGGTTGCAATTTCCCCGCTTTCAACAAGCCGGGCCTGAACTTCTCCAATTAACTTTTCCGAACCATTTTTTTGTCCCCATCCGGTCTTGCTCAAGATAGCATCGCGCCAAGTTTGTCCCGGTTCAATTCCCATACGGTTCGCATATCGGTGTCCTTGTTGTTCCCAATCTTTTGCGTAATCGGCTTTCGTGACGGCATCCAACACCCGCAACCCGTCTTCTCCTATTACGTCTTGAATAATATGAAGGGATTCATGCGGAGCCGCAGACGGATTCTTAACAAAAGTTACCCGCTGCTCGCCCGGCTTGGGAGAACGAAAAAACCCGTCTTGCTGCGAGTAAAACGACGCATCCGCAGGAGAAAATCCTGCCGATTCCAGCGCCTTCGCAGCGGCAGCTTCATCCCTCGGAAGTAAAAAGAGGTCTGAATCAGGAGCCGCGCCCTTGAGAAATTGTCGCACTGAGTTTATGCGAACTTGTTCGCCAGGAGTTGCCGTTGCCCACGCCGTAGCGTGGACGGCATCGTAGGTCGTATTTTTTCCCGATGAGGGCACCGGCGTATCGCTTCCCCATAAACGGGGCGCAACAATTTGACCGCTGACCGCATGACGGACAATTCGTCGTGCGCCGCCTATCGCTCCAAAAGCTGCTCCAATGCCGACGCTCTCAGTTTGCTGAGGCGTTTCGGCAGTCGCGGCGGCTAATCCGATATCAAATGCGGCCCCTTGTCCTACTTCGGCAGCCGTTACAGGCAATTTTTCAAAAATATCCCGGCCTAGCTGGGCATACGGCGAAGCAATTTCGCCACCGGCGGCAGACAATACGTCCGGTTTAGCCCCAGTCGCAATTTGTTTTCCGACTTCTGCTGTTTTTGCTCCCGCTTTTTCGACGGTTTTAGCAACCTGACGAAGGACCCTTCCGCCAGTCGCGCCTGCCAGCCCGCCAATAGGACCGCCTTGGACAAGCCCATACAAAATCGCACCCGCCTGAGACCCCCACTTTGCTATCTTCGCCATGCCTTCCGTGACTTTACCGGTCCCTTGAACGACACGACCGCCCCCGGTCGCCGAGACTTCCTCCACTTTTTCGGCGGCTCTAGCAACCTTCGCCGATATCGGTATTTTGCTGACAAGCTTACCCGGAATTTGAAAAGCCTTTCCGAAAGTCCACCAAGCAAAGGGGTCCCCGGCGGCCAGTGCGGCGCTTTCTTCAGGGCGGACCGGCTTACCGGCGGCTTCTAGTTCTTTAACTACTTCGCCCCCGACGGCTTGCATAAACTGGCCTTGACCTTTTAAAATCTGTTCCTGTTGCTCGCGCGCGCCGACCTCATCGAAAAATTTCTTTTTGCTTTCTTCCGGAGTCTCGGCTTCTGGCGACTTTATGCCGGTTGCTTTGGCTAAAAGATTCGCCTCAAGTTTCGCTGGCCCAATTCCCCAGGTCTGCACGAACGGAATCGCTTTTTCTAGTCCTCGTTTGGCGGTCTGCGTTAATTCTGAAACGGAAGATTCGATACCAGACCAACTTTCCGCTATTTCCCGTTGCCGGTTCTGGAACTCGTCTTCTGCTGGGAGCCCTCGAACCGCCAGGACGTTAGGCGATATCGTCGCGCCAAGTTTGCCGAAGTTCCAAATCTGTTTTCCGAAACCCTTTGCAATGTCTGCTACAACACCTGCGACTTTCCCAGGTTTAATATCAGAAAATTCAAAGCCCCGGACACGAACTGCCTTAAAGGCATCAATTGCTTTTTGGGTGGTTTCTGGATGTGAAATTAGTTCAGGGTATCGCTGGAATTCGCTTACTACATCGAATTCCGAGTCGGCTGCCGCAACTTCCGCGATTTCCGACGCATCCCAATCCGTAAAGGGGTTCACTGCTCCTTGGGCTTTAGCTTCTTGAGAATAGATATCCACCCACTCTTGCGGAGTCGGCTTGAACGGGGCAGGTTCAGCGACCGGTGCAATTACCGTCGGCTGTGCTACGGCATCAGGATTTAAAACGTCAGGCATTACTTTAAAGGGTGCATCAGGCCATCAGGACCGCGCTTGTATTTCCCACCGCGAATAGTTACCACCGCTGCCGGAGTAGCGCCCCCCGCCGTTCCCGGCGCAGAAGGCGTCCCGATTTGAGCCTCCGTTTGTGCTTTCATTTCCGCAACGGTTGTGTCAAACCCCGAAGAGTCGTATCCCGCTTTTCCCCAGAAATCAACCTGCCGAGCGTAATTATCAGACACGGTTCTCATTAGCTCTTTAGAAAGCAGTTGCGCGACTTTTGGGTCTTGCTGAAGTGCTGGCAAAATCTTTTCATACCGCGCCACGTCTTTATCTGATAGCACTCCCGTTTCATTAAACGTTCCTTTTGCAACCGGCGCTAAAATTGCCGTAGTTTCACGAGTAAGTGCCGCAACGTCCGCGCTCCACTCAGGGCTGTTCACCCATTTCCCGATTCGGCCCGTAATAAATCCTACTGCCTGCGGGTGTTTGGCCAAAAGATTTTGCAAAGCTTTGTCCATGCGGATAGCCGTATCTGCCGCCTGGGCACCCAATGTCAGGCGGTCTACACCCCCCAATGGAATTTTGTTGGCTTTTTCCGTAACCTCACCGGTCGGAATAAACCCCTCTGGAAAAATATCTGGCTTTGGGGCGGCGGGCGCCGCCGTAAGCGGTTGCACAACTTCTGCCGGTGCCTCCTCAATCATAGGTGCGGGCGGGGGTTCCGAAACAATCGGCTGGGCCCCCGCGCTTTGTCGTGAGGCGTTGATTTGTTTCTCCACTTCTGCGGCTTGTGCAAGTTCTGCCGGAGTTTTGGCGCCTTTGTAAATTTTTGCAATGGCTTGGTTTTGGGCTTCCACGACCACCGGTGCGGCGGATGCGGCTGTCGTGCCAGGGGGCTGGCCGGCAGCAGACATTACGTCCGGTTTAGCAGACGTAGCCGCTTTTGCAGTAGCCGGCGCAATCGTTACTTGTCCAGGTTGGCCGAAACCGGGCTGGTTTTCGGAATCCCACTGAGACGGGTGAACATATCGGTTTACAAAATCTTTCGCACTCGCAATCTCTGCTTGTGATACCGGACGGTTTTCAAAAAAAGCAACAGGAACCACCCCTTTAGTCGCTCCGACAGTCGTTTCAACTAACTTCGTTTCTCCTGCCGCTTTAAGAAGCCCAAGGGCGTTCCCCATTTGGCTTTTCCAACGCCGAACTACATCGCCTCTCCGTAAATCTTCTGTTTGAGCTTTCTCGGAATACCGATTTGCTTGTGTGGGGGCTGCATATCCTAACTTCTGCAATTCCGAACGGACGTCCGTCGTTCCTGCTAAACCAACTTCAGCAGCTAGCCGCCGTCCTTCTAACTCTATTTTGACCGCGTCCTTTTCGTCGGGCAAAAGTTCGAGCCCCATCTTCGTTTTTTGGTTCGCAAGCGCCAATTGATTTTGTCGCGCCTCAATCGCATCTGGCGATACAAACTCCTGAAGTGACATAACGTCAGCTTTTTTCTTGAGTTGCGCCCGTTCGCCGACGCGCTCCATGATATCATCCGTAGTTACGAAGCCCTGACGAAAAGCGTCCGCGAGCAGCGCGGTGTTACGCGGACTTACAATGTCGGGGTCTGCTCGCCCGATTAGGGATGACGGGTCTATGCGACCGAGTTGCGGACCTGAATCTTCGAGACCCATTTTGTTCCTTTAATACATCGGCATTGTCCATCCGCGAGATGCTGCCGGACTGCCTCGACCGGGACTATTTGAAGGTGTGGGAACCGGAGCGCCCCAAGAAAACTGCTGCGCTTGACTGAGAGTGTTTTGCAAGCCAAAAAGACGGTCCTGCAATGCGCCTCGCTTTGCGCCAGCGTCAGCACCGATGGTCGGAAGCGCATTAAGTTGTCTTTGCACTTCGTCGATTTGCCATTGACTCGATTGCACGGCCCCTTGCGCGGACTTCTGCTGATTTGCAAGCGTCTTGGCCCGAAGCTCATCATAGGGATTTTGCACATTCACTGTGAGTGCTTGCGTTGGCGCTACTGCCTGCTTCCACTGATTTTGCAGTCCTGATACCGCACTCAGAAAAGGATTAAGCGCTCCCTGAACTATCGGAGGAATCAGATTGTTCGTGGTGTTCATCGGGGGAATAACGGCGCTGCCTGCTACTCCTGGCCGAAGTATACCGCGCGTCGCGCCGCCCGCCTGAAGTCCGCTCAATCCAGAAGGCATGATGCTATTTGCAGTCCAGCCCGAAGGCATACTTGGCTCCTTTTCTTAAGTTATCTTTTGCCCAAAGCGGTTGAAGATTTGTATAATGAAAACACTCTCGTTTGAAAGGCATACCTATCTATATTACTCCTTCGTGCGGATATATTTTATCAATTTCGACCGGCTTGATATCCGCACAAAATACGTCACTGTTTTGGCTAGCGACTTCGGCTAGTTCTAGTGATGAAAAAATTCCATACACTACGTCCAGGTCATCTCGTTCGGTTCTAATTAACAAAAAGACTTTCATAGCACCACAAGCTGTGTTTGCACGGACCAGACGCGCTTATCAAATGCCTCAGTCTCTTCAGACAAGTAGCTTTCGGCGATGCTGTAATCTGTAACGCCACTGGCAGCGCGTGCGCGAAAAATAATCCGCTGATTCGCCGCGTCGATGTCAACGAGCCGAAGCTCCGAAGTTCGTAACAAAATAAGATTTGGCGCACGACCCACTGTAATGAATTGTTTCATGTTTTTAATTGATATTGTTTTACCGGCATGTTCATTCAAGACTAACGCCGTATCGGCGATTTGTCAAAGCTATGTGTAGTTATACCAGTCATTCACGTCCGCCCGCGTTGTCGCGGCATTTTTCCACGATTGTTGAATCGCCGGGAGTGCTGACCCCGCGACACGAAATGCCCCGCCTACACCTTGCCCCAATGCTAACGCCTGGGCTTCTCCCGCTCTCGCTCCAATATCTGCTTGCTGCTGCGCAAGTTGGTTGGTCGCTCCTACTCGTGCTAGCCAGAGTTGTGCGATATCCGTGCCGCCAAGCCCCGCCTGCGGCATCATTGCGTTAGATTGTGTAAGCGCCGACTGAAGCGCTTGCTGTTTTGCAAGCTGTTGCGCCTGCAAGTTTGGAAAGAGATTTCCGAGAATTCCGGCTCGACTTTGTTCGAGTTGCTGTGCGGCTCCCGACAAAGCGGCTGCGCGTTGTTGCCGCTCCGCCTGAAGCTGTAATCCGCGCTCGCCAATCATTCGCGCGGCTTCTACCCGTTGTCCGCCCGCTCTTGAGCCTGTGGCTCCGGCGCGCGTAAGGCCCGCAGTGACTAACTCCGCTTGCAAATCCTTCGGCAATGATGCACCTGCGTCTAGTTCGCCAAGTGCCGCGTCGATGAGACGCTGCTTAAGTTCGCCCGATACATTCGCACCCATCGCTTCCGCTTGAGCTTGCTTGGCGACAACGTCACCCGCCGCACTCGGTCCGAAAAGTTCGTCAATACTTTTTTCTATTCCCTCTTCTGCCTTATACCGGGAACGAAGAAGCGCGGGGTCGGTTTGCGCCTGGAGCGCAAGACGATTTCTTGCTTTGTCGATATCTGCCGCAGTCGCTTGCGCGCCGATTTTCTCCGGCGCAAGTTCGTCGTAAACAAACTTACGCTGCTTTTCGAGCGCCTTGATTTGCATGTCGGCGGCTTCTTTCATCGCCGCAGCCGTAATGGCCGCAGAAGCCACTTGCCCGATTCCTGAAAATATATCTGACATATGGCTATTCTATCCCCCGCTCCACCTGGCACCTTTTTTAAAATTCTCTGTAGCGAACAGAGGTTGAAGGTTCGTATAATGAAAACATTGTTTCTGATGCTCTGAGTTTGAAAAATCAAAGCTCGCGCAGGGGCGAACGTGGTCAACATGCCAAATCGCACCGTAATTTCCCCATGACATTCCGGGGCGAAATTGTTTTTCTAAGTAAACTCGAAGTTCTGGTAAAGGAATTCCTACAAGCTCTTTGGTGTGCCCGACTTTTATCTTTCCCTTCAATGCGTCAGATAGCCGTGTTCCTAAAATCTTCCTAAGCTTTTGTTCTGGAGTCTGAAACTTATAGGATTTTTTCCTTTGCTCGCGCCGCTTTTCTGGACTCCGACTCGGCCAATCTTTCTTCGCCGGGTTATTTTTTCGCCATTCTTTTGCGCGTTTTAAAACACGTTCCCGGAACGCTTTGTCAACGCTATATCGTTGGCGCTCGTGCTCCCGCAAGGCATCATGATTAACCATCCGATAGGCGGCCTGATACCGGGCTTGATATTCTTTAGGGCTACAAGTCAAGAGTAAAAACAGTTTCAGATTTTTTATAGCCCCGTTCAGAATAGATTCGCCCCGTTTTTTCGGGGTTTAGGGATTCATACGCGGCTATGGAAATTTTCTCACATCCTGCAAGTTTTGCCTCGCGCTCACAAACATCAAGTAATTCTCTCGGACGCCCTGAACCGCGAAGACGAGCTTCCGAAAACCAAAAGGATATGTAAGCGCGCAGGCGTCCGCTAAAAATATGCGGATGAATCAACATCCCTATGACGCAGCCTTCATCAGCCCAAGTTCGTGCTAAACCTAGCTCCATCCATTTTTGCCATTGGACAAATAGATATTTTGAATTACCGTCGGTTCTGCCAGCCTCTCGCTCTACGTGCCGGAAAATCGGCTCTAACCCTTCGTGGAACTCATGGGGTTGAAGCTCGCGTGTCATCTACTATATAGTGCGGGTTTTAGCACGCTTTGGCTAGGTTTTTACGAGCGTCCAAAGCGCGACAGTAGGTGGATATACTGGAGACGGGCCAGTTCCGGGCGTTTCCACGGTGTCGGTCTCGCCAAATGTCTCAAAAGCCGCCCTTACCGGCACGTTGGTATCTACCGTGAGCACGGTTTCCGGAGTTGCGCCCGAATCTTTTGCCGCACCTACAATATAGCGTCCGCGAAGGGTCTGGTTCGTCGCTCCAAAAGCGACCCACCCAGGGTTGCGCAGCAGTGCTTCTGTCAATGTAGACCAAGCTACGAATTTTATGTCGCCGATAACGCCCGCTACCGTGCGCCAGCCTCCTCGCTCCCACCAAATCTCGACTGAAATATCTATATCGTAAAAACGCTGGAGTTCTACCGGCTGCGAAGGCCGCGAAGCGGTCGGCCCCGCAAGAGGTATGCCGACGAAGGTAATCCATTCCGCTCCGTTGAAGCGCAGCCAGCTTATCGGGTTTCCCGACGAATCGACGCGCAGCCAAACCGGCGGGTCCGTGGTTGCCGGAGTCGTGCTGCTGGTTTGAAACCAGAGTTTTTCGCTGTCTTCGATATTTATCGGGATATAGCGTTTGGTCGCTTCATCGAAAATATACCAACGGTCGCCATTCTTCAGCCAAGGCCCAACATTGCTCGACGGCTCTGCATCAGAAACTACAATAAAGCTCACGCCCGATGCAGAAACTATTTTGAGCCTTTCCACCACGGCCTGCCGAAATTGGTTGGGGGTTCCTCTGAAGGTTTCCGGTATGGGGGCCGACTGAATTATTAGACCGGTTTCTGACAAGGGCATGTTGATTCCTTAATAGTGTCTGACGTCTTGTAGTTTATGAGGGGCATACTGCGTCAGTAGTTCTTCTGCCCACTTAACTAAATCTTCCACGGATTGTTTCGGCCCGTGCCCGCCCGTTCGTAGCTCTAAATTTTCTGGTCGGTTGTCACCTTTGACACCGTTTTTGTGATGCACGGTTTCGGACGCAAGCAACGAACGGCCCAGAATCTTTTCCATTACTCGCCGGTGTTCGCGTTGCTTTTCCGGGCCTATGTGAACGTATCCCTGCCCGTCCACCGTGCGACCGCCTTTCCAGGCATAGTGGGCGACACCCCGGCAAATATTTTCTTTTCGCAGACAGCCACAGCTTCTCGTGTGTCCATTAGTGAGTTGCGACCCCCTAACGCTTCTAGCAGTCCCGCCGCAATCGCAACTGCAAACCCACATAGAACAGGTGCTTCCATCAGGAAAGCTTTTATTAGGTAGCCTCGCGGCAACCGTCAGTTTTTCAAAACGCATCCCCAGTTTGATTTTTGTTCGGCGCATACCTAAAGGCTACCATCAATACGCCTCAATTACAAGGCACTCAGGGCCGACCGAGCAGCCCGAATCACGATAGTAAACTCCTACCGGAGTATTGCCAACTCCTTTGAATCCTACCCAGGGCGCCGTAAAAAACGGTGCGATGGTTTTTCCCACTTCCAAAAACACACGCCAACCGCAACCGGTCCCGCTACTGGGGTGTGAAGTAAAGTGGTCCACGCGGGCAAAAGTAAGTTCCTGGCCGTTAAACGAAAAAGCGGTCGGATTGTTCTCTTGCCAGAAATAAGTAAATGGCGGAGAAATTTCTCTAGCCGGAAAAGTTCCACTCCACGGCGTTGAAGCACTCGGAACAAAATCCGGGCATTGGTCGAAATCCGCCGCGTCAAAGTCTTTTATACGAATTTGCGTAGGCAATTCAGGATATATCTTTGTTCTATACAAAGAAAACGTGGGGTCGGAACCGCCGCCGGGATAGTCAGCGCCAGTGCCTAAACCATCGAACTGAAGCGAAACCTGACCTTCCTGGCCTGCTTTCGTTAAAGATTTACCTATCGGCACGCAAGCTTCAACTCCGGCTATGGCCGGGTCATTACAATCCCCATTTTGGTCCCAATATTGAGCGCTGCCGGTAGGGAAAAGAACTTTGTATTGCTGAATGCGAAAGTCGCCGGGGTCGGGGTTTCCGTCAAACTTATAAGCACCGCCGTCGTAAGTCGCTTTGTAATCACCAAGCGGAAAGGTCCCCCAAGGACTCGTTACCAGGCCAGATGGACCGGAGGCAATAGTCTTTGTTCCCAGAAACACATTTTCCGGCGTGCCCAAATCACAGGGCGTGTCCGTCCCGGTTTCGGGGGGACAGCCTTCTTTAATCGTAACGGTAGCCACATCGGGAAACCCAACCGCATAATGAACAGTCGGCTGAAGAGAGACAATCACAGTTTCATCTGATTCAACAGTTTCGTCGAAACGGCCTTCGACATACATGAAAACTTCGGCCACACTATCGGGCATGAAAATTTCCCAAACATTGCCGCCGACATTATTCAAAGTTGTCGTAGCAGTCAGGCTGTAATCGTCTGACGCTCCGAACGTGGCTGTTCCTGAAAGGACAAATCGAGCAAAAAAGTTTCCAGCCAGCGGGCCGTTGCGGATAAAACGAAAAGCGCCCGGTTCATCATCGACTTCATAAGTCTCCGGCACGTCGGCCACGACAGTCATAGTCGGCGCTGGACCGGCACCGGGTGCAGACGTATTAATCGGGTCGGAAAGTTCCGATTCGCCTTCGCGCGTAATGACCGTAATTGAGTAAACCCCGTCCGGCACATCGAAAAAATTGTCTGATATACATTCGCCGATTAACGTCCACTCAGTTCCAATTAACTGATATACGTTGTAACAAAGTCCCCCGTCAACTGTGCCCCAGACGAGCCGAAAACCGGTGCCTGTGGTTTGCACAAACAGCCCAGTGACTTTGAAGCGAGGGTGCGCCGAAAGAGCGATTGAGGGCTCTCCTGTGCCGGTGAAGTCTCCATCGCAGACCGGGGGCGCTACATAATGTAGCGGAAGGCGCCTTAGAAAAAGATATTCCGTCTTCACTCTTTTCCTTCACTGAAGGTCGGAGTCAATTTTCCAGCGAGAAAAACTCCTGCCTGATAGGTCGCAATCCGAGTTGCAAGCCTATCGGCGGCTTCCTGGCTCACTACTGATTCTCCGTAGCCGACTCCGACTTCTGAAAACCCGTCTTGACTTACTACAACAGTTTTGTTGCTCTCAAAAAAAGGAATCGGGGCAGCCGTTAATTCGGCGGTAACTTCGGCCAAGGTTTCGCCTTGCGCACCAAAGCCATCAAAACGAAGTGCATTGATTTTATTTTCATCAACACACGCATCAGAGTCCCCGGATTGGTTTTCAGTCAGCGGCTGCGCCCATGCCCGGATATATCGAATAGTAACCGGTCCGTGCCCAACAATGGTAAGTTGAAAACTCTCATCTCGGTCTTCATTGACCTCCCGCTCGATGGGACACGACATAGTGTCTTCAAAATCATGTCGAACGTCTTCCGTCCTTAAGGTTCGTGATTGTGGTTTAAACGCAAACAAAAGGGAACTCTCTGTGAGTTCTGTAGCCGAGTCAATCGAACCGCGTTGTGCCTTAATTCGCTTGGTCAAAATCCTCTTGTTCGCGCCCCGCATTCCCCCCGCGTAAAACACGGCGATATCAAGTTCTTCCTCTATGGCAGTGATTCCAACATCCGCATAAACCATCATTGCGTCGGTATGCGGTATCTTTAGTCTTTCTGGAGACGTTGCGCCAAAATATCCGCGCGTGCTCACCATCCACGTAATCGGGCACTCGTTATCAAGACGTTCTTCAAGAAAACATTTCCACAACCTATTTTCGCCGTCTTCATCAAAACTCACATGAAAAATCTGTTCAGTTCCCGCAACGATTCCGTAAGCCCATTCCACCGGGCGGCTGCCTGTCCAATACCCGCACCAACTCGGCCCAGAAGATTCTCCACTCAATGTTTCAAAACCTGCGTCATTGAGCGCCCAGGTATGGCGGTTAAATAAATCTTCAGCAGGCAGACTCATTACAATGAATCGGTCGAAAGCTCCGCCAGCGGCTAAACTCAAATCCGAATGCAAAATTCGTTTGGAGATTTGCATCTCAGAATCTCGCAGTGGTAGCCGTGCGCTGTGTTTAGATTGTAGTGCCGCATCCCACGTCACAACTCCTGACGCAGATGAAACCCACGCAAGTTGACCAAAATGTGCCACGAGTGACCGCTGAGACGCACATCCAGTTTTGAAAATCTCGCGACTAAAGTTTTCCGTGTCGCTCCACAAAGCCCGATTGCGAATGCTTGATAACAGGATATGTGTCGTTCGCTCCGTAAAAACCAAAAGCTGGGGTATGTCGATGCTTTCAGGTGTCGGTGACATGGCTGTTACTTCGCCCGGAAAAGAAAAAGCGGCGGCTCCAACCAAATAAATTTGTTCTCTGAAGCTAAACGGGTTGAGGTAGTCTGAGGCGAAAACCAACGTGCCAACTGCAATCCAGAGACGTTCGCCAGACCACGCCATCGCACTCCCGGCAGGAGTCTCATAGGAAAAATCCCTGATATGGCCGGAGTTGCTGCCGTCGTAGAACCCTGGCGCAGTGCTTCCGCCGTCTTGGATTATCAACACGTTTTTCGGTTCGATGATTTCGATTGCTGAATCAAAAGAGGTATCTAACCGCCGAGCGCCTTGCTCGGTGTTCGCCCAGAACATCTGCTTAGCGTGCGGTGAAAAAAGAAGATTTGTGATTAGCCGAAATTCTTTGAACGGATAATCAGCAACGTAAATTTTTCCGTCAACCGCTACGACGAATTGTTCGAGACCGAGCTTTGGGCGAAAAATCGTGCAACCCTGAAGCTTGCCGTGCGGGAGTTGGACAAGGCATCGCATACCGGGGCGACACGAAATAACGCCGCCTATATTGAAAGTGTTCATGCTTTCAAAATAGTAACCCAAAGGCAATTGCCCTGGGTCAGTGTCACTTTTTGCGCCACGGAAGAAAGTCTCGTCTATGTCGAGAAATCGGTCGGCCATTTAAATTCCTACCCCAAATAAGGCGAGCGTTCCGGTCGGCGGTCCGGAAGGCGCTGGCGGTTCTTCTAAAAATACAGAATAGTTCTGCGGTTCGTGAACGTTTTTCCAAGCAGACGGAACTACCCATTCAAGGTCATTATGAAAAACTGGATAGATACATCTAAAAGCACCGCCGCCCGAAGTCGCAATCCGAGAAATTATATTCCCAGACAAATTCCAAAATCCCGCCTTGCGCGACCGCCTTGCGCGACCGCGAGTCCATCGGTTTGCGTTTCCATCCTCTACCACCGACATCTGGGAAGTGTCCAAACCAGTATCTAAAGATAAGCATTCGCTGTTCGCCCGTTCTAATGCAAACGGCGAACAACCGCGCCGAGCTATCCAACGCGGAGACCCGAATCGCGGCGTCTTGCAAAGAATTAAACGCGAGAGAGTTGATACCCCGGCGTTGATATACTCTCCCGATGCTGTCGCGCTACGTGAATTAAACTTTTCTGATGTCCGGGCGGTATCCCCGCCAATTGTCGCCCGATTTAAAAAATCCAAACTGCGATTTGTTACCGCCGCTGCTACTCCAGAGAGCCATAGAGTTAGAGCTAACCCTTTTGTTCCGTCCGTAACTGGACGGAACGTCACATTACTATCGACGCCGGGCGCACCGTTTATGCTATAGGTTGCCATTTGTCTCTACAGTTCTTCAAAAATGCCCGTTGAACTACAAACCGAAGTTCCCGAAGCCGACCTGACGGAAACAATTTCACTATTCACACAATAAAGTTCTTCTCCGGGCGCGGCAACCCAGCGAATGAACCCACCAAAAGCATTAAAAGCCAGCGATAAAACGGGATTGCCGACTAAAGCTTGCGTGGCGCTATGCTTATACGCCCCCGCCGCCGCAGGCGACCGGGTATTGAATTTTTCAGGTGGAATTGCTGTGCCCCCCGTGTAAGTCGTTCCAGCACGCTGAACCGAGACTCTGTTTACTGCGCTCGCCGTTGCCTCACCGCCGATTATCAATTCCAAAATTCGGATTTCACCGGCTGATGCGGCCTGAAAGGCGATATGGTCGGCGGTTGTCGATAGGGCCGCGCCCGCTCGAATGATTGAGTAAACCGGGTCATCGGGACAGTAATCACGATTGACCTGCTCATATTGTGTCCATGATTTTTTAGACCGCTCTCTGGCCTCTTCTAAAGACCGCGAAGGGTTTCGCAATTCTGTAAACCAGTTTTGGCGCTGGATTAGCCGTTTGATTTCGTTTGGACAAATTTTCATGGTTCTGTTAAATACTGCACGATTCCGTTTACTCCACCTAGGGTTGATACCACTGATAGTGCTTCGTTTACGCCGGTTTGAGCGAAAATTGACGCAGGATTCACCTGAATAGCAAATCCCCCATTTATCGCCAGAGTCATTGCACCCGTTAAATCGGACGTTCCAGTGAATTTCACCGTTCCCGCCAAAGTTGACATAGTTAGCAAAACGCCGACAATCTTATGCTTGTTGCCCGGACTCGCTGCCGCAATTTGTGTAGTTCCCGGCACTGCTCCCTGAGCTAACACGAAAAAAAGTATTGTTTTTCCGGCGTTTTGGGCGGGGGTATTCGCAACCGGGATTGAAGTTTGGTCACTAGCAATCACGACGGGCACTGAATTCGCCATAATTTTCTGCCCCACAGTCGGAGCAGTAGAACCGAGCCAAGCCCCGACATTTTCATCCAGCCTTCCACCTACAAGAGCCGCCGGAAGCTGCGGAGTATCAATAGTCAACGAAGCCCCATTATCATCGACGCTGACCGGTTCTGTTACGCTAACTGTTCCTGAAACCGGGACCGGCGTTGCTCGAAGTTGCGCGTCAGTTAAAGGACCGGAAACCGGGACTGGGGTAGCCCGGAGTTGAGCGTCTGTAAGA